CGCTAGCTTCTGCCCGTTGGGTTTCGATAAAGACTTCAAAGAAACGCAGAAAACATATCTAGAAGGTATAACCCATTTTGGTTTAATGGGTAAGTTTGAACATAGAAAGCACACAGCTCGAATCATTCAAACTTGGCTCAAAAGATATGGTAACGATCCTAAATATCAGTTGTCTTGTTTAGTTACAAATCCTTTTTATAAACAAGAGGATATGGACAAAACTATTAATGCTGTTTTAGGTGGTCAAAGATATACAAATATTAATTTTCTACCACATTTAGAAAAGAATTCTGAAGTTAATGATTTTTTAAATGCTATAGATATTGATATTACTGGTTTATCTGGAGCAGAAGGATGGAACCTACCTTCTTTTAATGCTACCTGTTTAGGTAAGTGGAGTATAATTCTTAACGCAACATCTCATAAAGATTGGGCTACCAAAGATAATTCAATCTTAATAGAACCTTCTGGAGAGGTGGATTGTTATGATAATATCTTCTTTAAAAAAGGAAGCCCCTTTAATCAAGGGACGTTCTATAACTGGGAAGAGGATCAAGCAATTAGCGCAATGGAAGAAGCTGAGAAAAAGGTAGGACAGATCAACACAGAGGGACAAAAGTTGGCAGACAAGCTGACCTACTCTAACACTGTAGATGTCATTTTGTCCCGTATTTCCAAGGATTTTAGTATGGCATAATTCCTGTTAAACAATTGGCATATGATTAATATTGATAAATTGTACAATAGTTTGTTTGAAGAGTATTCGGTTAGACCGCAAAATACGATTCAAGATAAGGGAGATTTTTATGAATTAAAAATCGAACTAGCAGGTTTCTCCAGAAAAGATGTCGAGGTAGAAGCATCAGATGATTTTTTAACCATTGCAACTCTACCAGAAGATAACAGGAGAAAGCTTTCTGTAAGGCTTCTTAAAAAAGTTGATACAGAACACATCTCCTGTAAAATGGAGAATGGCTTGCTACATCTAGAACTTCCAAAGAAAGGCGTTGTGAAGCCGACAAAAATCAAAGTCAATTAATCAGCGGGGGTGGAAACACCCCCTCTTTTTTGTATAATAGTGTATGCCTCTCTATACTTATAAGCATCCAGAAACAAATGAACATAAAGATATCTTCCAGTCTATGACTGAAGAGCATGTTTATATTGATGAGGATGGAATTGAATGGAAACGGGTGTTTTTTGCGCCTAACGCTTCTATTGACTCCAATATCGATCCGTTCAGCCAAAGGCAGTTTACGGACAGTACAGGAGGAAAGAAAGGTACTATGGGAGATATGCTTGACTACTCAGCAGAAATGAGTCAAAGACGAGCAGAAAAATCTGGAGGAGTAGATCCAGTTAAACAAAAATACTTCGATGATTATGCTGCCAAGAGAAATGGTCAGCGGCACATGGCAGAGAAGAAGCAGACTTACGAAAGTAAGAATGTCAAAATTGAATATGATTAAAGACCAAATCTACCTTTGGTAGCGTTGTAGTTTTGGAGGATTTCTGCGGCGCTTAAATCTTTCTCGTAAACTAATACAGATGCTATTCTGCAATTAGCGTTGATTTCTGTAGAGTTATTATGAGTCCCAAGCCATAATTCATCATTTAAAACATAAGTATTATCTACAGATTTTGTATCTGCAAGTTCTGCATCTATATAACAATAAGCATTAGTGCTGTTAATTACTATTGTAACGTTATGCCAATTAGTATTTACAGCTGTTGTGATTTGAGCTGATTGCCATTGACTAGACCGAATCCCCCATCCATAATAACTACTGCTCTGCAAGCCAAAGTATAATCTTTGATTATTATCTAAAAGACCCCTTGATTGACCAGTACTTAAAATCATGCCAAAGTTTGACAAACTATTCATTTTAAACCAACAAGAAATACTAATTGGATTTGAGTAAGGGTTATGATTAGCCCCCCAAGGAGTTGTTATATAGTCATTTGTCGCGCTTAAATTAAAATGACCTCCATCAGTAGAAACAAAAGATGGAGAATTAATTAAAGTAGAATCGTTACCCTCACTTGTTCTATCTGTCCAAGTTGATCCACTTCCAGAATAAGACAGCTTATCGGAAGCATCCAAATTCAAAACCAATTGATCTGTAACGATATTTTTACTATTTTTAATTTTTAAGCCCATAATTTTAATTGGTTATCTCAAAGCTAAATCCTAAAGAGTAAGTCATGTTCCCGTTAACATCCATTTGGTAAGCGGAACTTTCTAACTTAAGATCTTCAAACGAAAAAGTATTTTGATATTCTTCTCCAGTATCCATCACTTGAATATCAAAGTTGTATCCAGACTCACTAGTAATCAAAGATGCAATTTCTCCCGTGGCAAAACCAGATACCAAAAACTCTAGATTAACGGATGAAGTAATTGGGTATTGAATTTTTCTTCCGTATGGATAATCACTTCCTAGCCCAAATAGATCTACTCTGTTAATTGGGATGTTGAATGAGAATGATTGTAAGTGAGTGTCGCCACCAACAGGGCTACCACCTATCTGTAAGTTCTGTAATGTTACGTTAACGTCAGTGGGTGAGCATAAAGGTGGTCTGAATCTATTAAGACTGCTATAGTAATCAAAACCACTAATTTTAGCATCGTTTAATTTTACATTAGCTACGTTAGTGGCATTGCCAGATTGCAGATTGATGGCTGGTATGGTATATTCAGCTGATGTAGCATTTTCAACCATGATGTTAGAGCATTTATATGAAGTTGAGACTATAGGTACAGACCCAACAGAAAACCCTAAAGAGTAATTAGTTAAAAATGCATTACCAATAGAAACGGTTTCAATATTATCACTAGAAAAATTTATGGCCGAATCTTGATTTACGATTAAATCAGACCCTTGATCTTTATGGCTTACAATATAAAAGTTTTGATCTTCATTTGTGTAACCATTGAAAAATCCAGTTCCATCATAAGATGGATTTGAATCAACAAGGCCCAACAGATTTTCATTAAACATCGCTGGAGTATAATAATAACTTATACTCAAATCAACGTCAGGCATTCTAGTTATATCATTAACAGCTAAATCCTTAGATCCTATCTGTTTTGATTTTTGCCTTTGTTGGGAAAATCCTACAGAAACGCTTTGAACGGTACTCATGTAAGCTCCGCTCATATACTCTCCAGTTCTATGTTGGGTAGAAAAGGCTGGCCTTTGACCAGCAATCACAAGTGAATTATTACTCTTTAAAATATCTCTAGCCATATTAACTTCCTGTTGGGATTACACCTAAAACATCCTCTACTAACGTCACTGATAGATCATGTGCGTTATAAAACTTCCATGTATGATTCCATTCAGGACAATACATTGCTTTTGGTCTATTATAAACAGACTCTATATCATGTCTAAATCTTCTGTAACCAGCCTTGTTCTCCAAGAAATGCAGCATACATTTTAACTGCTTATCAGAAATATTAGAGAACTTGTATGAGAGTTGGAATGAAGCATTATTATCTCTTGTTTTAATCCTTTGTTTAAAAGAGTTTTTAAATTCTAAGGTTTCGTTTTTGAGTTTAACGTCATTTTGTAAACCAATATCAGGTCTAAAGAAGAAGTCTTGCGACCACATGGAGCTAGCACCCGTAGGAGAATTTGCAGCAGATGAAGTATGGTCGCCAGTACAATAATAGAAATTATTTAGTTTATTACTACTCACACCAGTATAAACAACATCATACTTTTCATAACTAGTGGAGTAGGCAAAATTCTCAAAGTCTAGATTAACAAAATTCATTCCAGACCAATTAAATAAATTTGGCGCTTGATCCACAGCATAAGACACAGCAACCTCATAGTGCTGATTATTCATATGGTTTACAGCATAGTTATCGCAAACACCCGATAGAGACTTGTAAACACCACTACCATCAATATTAAACTCAAACAACTGGTTTCCATTTTTACTTTCAATAAAAGCTGCGAGCTTTTGTGTGTTCGTCTCATTCAGATCATACCTCACATCGTACTGAGCCTCTAAGCTGTTCATTGATGACGGTATTGAGTTGATCTGAAAATCATCAACCTCATATCTAAAGTTCTTGGATTTAAAAGAAGCTTTTGATCCGTAAACGGGAGTAAGATTGAGATCTGCATAATCAGTCTCAATCGTGACCCCAGAAATATTTGAGTCTCTATTATAAAACAAATCAGAAGCCA